TTGTAATTCCGCGCCCGACCGGGCGCAACGCGGTCATCGGGTTCGTAAGTTCGGCACCCCGCGACAAACGCGCTGCGGCGCCGGGCATACCTGCGCGTCCTGCTAGGCCAGCGCCGCCGGACAAGATTGTCGAGAAGTCAGCCGCAAAACCAACGGGATCGGTTGCGATGGTGTTTTTAATTCTATCGACAGAGCCGTAACGGTTGGCGTACATGCCGCCAAACTGATTGGCGGTGTCCGCTGCGCGCTGCGCTGCTTCAGGGTTGTCGATGCTGGCGATGAAGTCCATGACGGGCTGCGGCAATACGGCGCCCGCACCTTTTTGTAAGGCACCCGCCGCAAGATCAAGCAGCCCCATCGACGTTTGGACAGGGCTTGTGATAGCTTCAAATATGCCTTTACCAAACTGAACGGCACTTGCCGGAATGTTGGTGACAGCTTCGGTGCCAGTTTCCAATAGTGTCCGCCTTGGCACCGGCGCTGTGGTCGGCGTAAGCACTTGGCCAAGCCCCGCGTATGGGTCTTGGTTTGGCTTTTTGGTTACAACCGTACCTAGTCCGGCGTAAGGATCAGTCGCCATTAGTTTTTCCTTATAGTCCGACCGTCTGTGGTGCGAAATAGCGTCCCCTTGGGGGCTTTACGTGCTTGATCCGGCGTGAAAATCGGCGGAAGTTTTTTACCTGTAGTTGACGTATTTCGTGGCGCGCCCGTGCTAGGAACATTTAGCTTAAACTCAGGCATTTCTTTGAGTTCGTTAATATACTGCTTTTGGTACGTATCTGAAATTAACCGAGCGATATTTTTTGCGCGCGTCTCGATTATATTCATTTGCCTGTCTAAATCTTCCGGCTCCATATCTACAAGATTAAGCGTCGCAACTTGATCCGCCAATATCTTCCATTCTTGAACGGCCATAGGGCCGACAGCGCCCGCAGCAGCAGCGGCTGTACGGCCTAAGTCCGTGACGATCCCACGAAGATTTTCTATCGCTGTATCCGCAGCCCTTGTCGAAGCAGTGAGCGTCGGAAATTTGCCCGTATAACCTAAAATAGCATTTTTTTGTGGGCGCGAAAGACTTTTGACTTTGGCAACGGCTGCCGTAACGCCGGACACGGGATCAAATGTTTTATCAATAATCCCTTGCGCCTTGGCATAATCATCAGCCAACTTATCGCGGCGAATGCGTTGTTCAGCCGGTGTCAATGGCGCCGGTCCAGCTTTAAGCCTTGCGACGCGCTCTGCCTCTAATATCGCCGCCCGCGTAGCGCCAGCTTCCGCCGGAGTTGGACGTTGCGCCTTTGCCGTTGCCGCCACATCGGTGGTCGGGACGCCGTAAATGCCGGGCGTCTGCCCTTGCACAGGACTTCTACCGCGAAGTTGACGGCCTGTAGAGACATAACCTTCAAGCGGTCCGCCCACACCACCACGTTCGCCAGCGACAAGGCTTTGCGTCGAAACGGGCGATCCCATCGGGATATTGCCCAGCGCGCCTTCGTTAATGCGCTGACGGATAGCGGCTTGCGCTTCTCTTGGAAATGATTGGATAAATCGTTCTGCATCATCGGCGCTGACAGGACCGCCTACGCCGCCGTCCACAAACGTCGCTTCGCCGACTTCAACTTTACCTGTAGACGTCGGGACTTGCTCTTGTTCGTACTCTTCAAGCCTATATGCGCCACCCGGTGTAACGCCGCCAATGCGCCCTTCAAAGAAGTCGCCCGCTTCATTCTGTATGATCTCGGCCTGCGCCTGCGGCGTTGTTTTCTTAAAGTATTCTGGGGCGCCCGCCATAAGCGATTTTACGACAGAAGGATCGTAACGACCTTTTGTCATATTCAAAAACGCGCCCGCTTCGCGAAACTCTTCGTCACCGAGTTGGCTGTAATCATTCAGCCAATTAACCCATTCAGCGTCGCTGCCCAGTTCACCTGCGCGCGCCACTGCGCCGAGACGATTGAAAAGACGTTCCGTGGCAATCTTTTTCTGCTCGACGCCAAATTTTCCGAGATTAAGGTTTTGCTCTGCAATTTTTTGCGCGACACTGGGGTCTACGCCAGCCTGCGCCGCCGCTTGAATATCTGCTGCTGTCTCTAACTTGCCGCCGCCTTTCAGATATGTTTGCATTGCATTAGCTGCCGCCGCTTCGCGCTGCGCTTTTTGCATCGCCATATTGTTGGCAGCGATCTGTTGAACGCGCGAAAATGTTTCAAGCGGACCGCGAAACTGCGGTGCTTTCACAGACAGCGCGATATTAGGGTTGGACGGCATTTCAGACCTCGCGGGTTATTAGTCGTTCATGTATTTCGGCGATTTAAGAATGGACGCCAGCGTATCTTTATCTGCAAAGTAATTGCCGACGCCAGACAAAGCGTTTGTCAGCGCATTCGCAGACCCAACATATCCTGACGCACGGATGTCGCCGATGTTCGACAGCGTATTGGCACCTGTCTGGCCAAACTGACCTGCGGTGCCGGTCATAACGTTTGCAGACGATTGACCTGAACCCATCAGCGATTGCAGCGGGTTCAGCCGCGCAGCGCGCTCGACCTGATAACGGTTGAATGCGTTGGTGTATTCTTGGCTGGCCAAGTCCTGACCGAAACGCTGAATGCCCTTCAGCGTACCGCCCGACAACAGACCGCCCCGCGCCGCTGCCGAACGCTCAAGTGCTTTCATACCTTCGGACTGACGGAAGGCGTAACCGGGGTCTTTCTGAAACTGATCCATGCCAAACGACTTAGCAAGGCTACCGTAGCCGGGCGCAGCTTGATCGCCACCAATGCCGAGCAACTGCATGATCTGGTTCTGGGCAGTCATGCCGCCTTGACGGAACGGTTCCTGAAGAGCGACTTGGCGGTCAAACATTTCACGCTGAAGAGCAAGCCCTTCACGCGAAAGCTGTTCTTGGGCCGATGCTGCCTTTTTAGACGCTGACGACCCCAAAACGCCGCCGACAATGGACCCGCCAACTTTAAGAATGTCGCTAAGAATACCCATAAACTTTTCCTTTGCGGCGTTTGTATATACCTAAAATAATCCGAACGCTAGATACGCATTAGCTAACCAGACGGCCTGACGCACGAATGTTGATGGCGGATGCCGTGCCAGCGATTGTCGAGATGAACCCGCCGCTGGGCAGCACATGGCCAACCAGTTCAGGGAACGTATATGTCTCAGTCGGCAGAAGCGTCTTGGTCTTGACAATCAAGTTGTCATTGCCCGCGCTGCCCGCAGGCGTAACAAGGTTGACGCTGATCGTTGCAGCCGTGGCGCTGTAATTCGTCGCCGTGAACTTGTCGATGATCGTCTGCACGCCGTTGGACGTGTACTGCGTTGTCTGCGCGTTCTCGGCAGTCTTTGCCGGAATGATATTGCTAATAGATACGGCCATAATACGGTCCTCAAATCAACATACAGTTAAACGGTGCGGCTTGCATAATAACCCAATTTGTGCCGTTTGACACTAGCGTCGCCCAATTTCCTGCAACGGCGTCTAAAATCGCAGTTCCGGCAGACCCACCAGCGCGGGGGACGACGTTCGACGACGCAGAAACCAAAAGCTGGTCTTGATAGTTCTGGAACGTAATCGCGCGTCCGGCGAACGATGAAGCTGACGGAAGCGTAACCGTGCAGGTCGAACCAGACTTGTTATTAATGATCCAGTTTTCGGCGGCTGCCACGGTAAAATCAGCCGTCTTGGTGACAGGCGCCGAAGGCGCAAGATAGTCTACATCTTGCGTAGCGGCGGAAATAGCCGTGCCATTGCCTTTAAGAACGCCGGTGATCGTTGTGGTGAGCGTAATCGCGGGCGTTGTCGTTGCGTTGGCAACCGTTCCAGCAAAGCCATTCGCGGACACAACTGAAACGCTAGTGACGGTGCCGACATACTGATCGGTCGCATTAATCGTAATCGACCCCGCGCCATTGGTTATGCTGACATTCGTACCTGCGGTAAGCGTAGCCTTAGTTAGCGTATTCCCGGTCGTGTTGCCGATCAAAAGTTGGCCATTGGTATAGCTAGTTTGGCCTGTGCCGCCGTAGCCAACGCCGAGTGTGCCCGCCAATGACACTGCGCCGGACGTAGCCGTAGCAGGCGTAAGGCCCGTGCTGCCGCCGCTGAACGATGTGACGCCCGTGTTGACCACACCGGTCAGGCCGACGCTCCATGTTGCGTATGTACCAGAGCCAGCCGTCGTATCGACGTTGACTGTCATGCTGGTGCCGCTGAAGGCCGTAATCGTGCCTTCCATGTAATTCGTGGTGTTATAAATCAATCGAACACGGTTACCGACAATAAACGCAGTATCTGTGCTGCTGACGTTGGTCGTAAAGGTTTTTGAGCCAGTGCCGATGGTCATCGACGTGGTTGATGTGACACCTGCATAGCCAAGGCCGATCTGCGGGGCACTGACAGCCGTGAAGATGACGCCGGGGATTGAAGGGGAGACCGGCGAAGTTCCAGCCGGAACCGACTGAATAGAAACACTCGTGTTTGTCGTCGCCCATACCATCTCAATAAAATCGCCAGCCGCAAGCGAAAGTACGAAATTGACGGTCATCAAACCATAGCCGTCAACACCGCCATGTCTTTGCTGAATACTCAGTCTGGTATCGCTGTCGGTAATGTCGCCGCTGCTGCCGCTGTCATTTTTGCGAAGCCAAACATTTACGTCGTGGATTTGCGTGTCCGTGTTTACGAACTGGATTGAGAAGGTCAGACTGTAGACGCCTGCGTGCGCAAACGTCACGCGGCTGCCTGAGACGACGCTGGTGCCGTTATTCGCCGTGTCGGCTGAGTTAAGCGTAATCGAATACGCAGTATTAGCAGCGGCTGCAACTTGATCAGTCGTATCCCAAAAGCTGCCCCAATAGGCTGCGGTGCCGAACGACGAGGCGCCGGTAGACCAAGTGGGCGTTCCTGCGCCGGTCGAAGTCAAGAACTGCCCTGCCGTGCCAGCCGCGCTAAAAGCATACGCTGTGCCTGTGCCGTAAGCGATGCCGCCAGCGGTCGGTGTCGCCGTGCTGTTCGTGCCACCATTGGCAATCCCAAGAAGACCACCAAGCGTCAGTGTACCGCTGGTCGTAATCGGCGATCCGGTAAAGGTCAGACCCGTGCTACCGCCCGACGCAGCAACCGACGTAACAGTACCGCCAAGATCAGGCGGCGTGACAAAGACGGCGTTCGTCAGCGAATAGACTTCGCTGGCAAGCGATGCCGTCGCCGAGCAGCAATCCGGCGCTTCTTCCAAACCTTGGATCGCGGTGCTAAACACTGCGTCATAAGACGCCAACAGCGAGTTAGTGTCAGGCGCGAGTGAGGCTTCTTGCTGGTTAGTCTGCGTTGCCGTTAGCAGCGACAGGAAAAACCGATACCATTCGCGGCTAATCGCGCCAGACCGGTCGTCGATGAATGCGACGCGGGGCGGTGTAAGCTGAGTTGGATTTGGCGGAACCGATGCCATTAGGCCCGCGTTCCGCTCAACAGCAGTTCAGCACCCATGATGTAGATGCGCACCGGATCAGTGCCGGACAACTCATACACACGGTCACGAATTTTCATCGTCGCGCCAAGGCGACGCCAGATCGTGCGGTATCCAGACCGGCCAATCTTGCCCATCGACTTCCAGTGTTCGTTCGACCATGTGTGGCCACCATCGTCCGACCAGCGCAGCATAGCCTGCGGGTTGTCGCCTTGGCCCAGCACCAGACCAACACCTGTCTCGCAGTCTAGCTGCATCGAATGCTGGATCGTACGGGCCAGAGTGTTAGTGCCGGTCGGCAGCGCACGCCACGACCGCAACCATTTCTGGGGCTGCCCGTTGTCGGCGTAGACGTTCAGGTCGAACGTGTAGATGTTACCGTTCTCGTAATCGCCGATGACAATGCTGCCTTCGAAATTGCACATGTTGTTGCCGCGGTGACGGTTAAACGCACCGTTTGAAAACGACGCCCGCTCATGCCATGCACCGGTCGCCACGTCGAACACCCAAGTCGTGTTCGCGCTGGGAAAGTTTAAGACGTAAAAGCTATGGCCGTCTTGCTGGTAGGTATAGCCGGTCGCGTCCGAGATGTCGGAATATTCCTGCAACTGCCATTCAATTGCGTGCGTCGAGATGCGCTGGCCAACGTAACCCGCAGCGCGGTAAACGATGCCTTGACCGCGCGCGTCCTTGCCGAGCCAGTAAATCTGGTTGTCCATCTTGGCGACGGAATAAGGGGCCGCGCAGCCGAGTTCGTTGAACGCGCCTTGGATGCGAACCAGCGGGAAGTCTGTAAGCCCTGCGTCGTACCAAACTTCGGTTGTGTCCGTGCCAAACACCCACAATTCGCGGTGATCAGCCAAAACCGACACGACGCCGTCTGGCGAACCTTCAGCACTGGCGAAATCCAGCGGGTCAATGCTGGTGCCATCCAGCAACTGCGTCACCCAAATCTTCTGGCTGTTGGGTTCGTTAAACACGAAATAGCCATCAAGATACGCCACTGTGACCGCGCCGGGGAAGTCAGGGTCTGTGATCGGCCCGAATGTGTTTGTGACTTCGTTGTAGATATAGCCATTAGGGTTAGCGGCAATAAATAGCTGCGTGCCGTTATCCGCAATGGATACCGGTCCGGTTCCGGCCACAGTGCCGATAAACGTAGGTGTGGCGTTAAGACCGGTTAGTTTGTAAAATCCAGTGCCTGAAACGACGTAAAAGTCGCTGCCGTTGGTTTGGTGCGCCCAGAGGCCACGGATCGGACCTGTGCCAATGGTCTGCAAAAAGTTAAGGCCGGGCGCGCGCTGAAGGAACGCAGGTTCTTTGCCTCCCTCGGGAACGATCTCGGGGAACAGATTGACCATGCGGTTGTCTGCGGCGTTGACGCTGCGCGCGACATACGCCGACCCTAGGATCGGCGTCTTCATTAGTAGTTACCCGCGTAGACGTTGAACCGCTGGCGTGTTGCCACAAGGCTGTACGGCATCGACATGATGTCGTCAGGGTTGTTGATGCGCTTGAGGTCACGCTTAGATGTCATCGCAATGCGCGACACCTGCGGGCTTGGCTCAACGCCAAACTCCGGTGCAAATTCGCACGCAAGGTTATAGCGGAACGCCCGCAGATAGCCGGGCGGGAAGTGCAGTTGAGTTGCCAGCGTTGCGGGCTGCGTCAACTCTTCAACCGAAATGAAGTGCCATTCCAAGTCGCGCGTCGGGCGCGGGTAGACGTACATATCTACGTCTGGGAACGTGTTGTTGACAAAGATAACCTGCGGGTATGTGGACGTGACGGTCTTAACCGCGATGCCATCATACTGCTGCTGGTTGATGAATTTGATGCCGTAGCTGACGCCGGTGCCGGGGTCTTTGAAATAGGTCGCGTCGTCAAGCAGCACGGGGCGGTTGCCGACGAAGTTGCCGGACGGCCCAAGCGTGCGGTTAAGTTGGCCAGCGGGCCATGTAAACACCTGATCCTGTGTGGAGAATACCGACAGCCGTTCCGTGTTCCAACTGTCGATCATCTGGTTCATGGCGTTCAGCGCGTCTTGCGACGTTTCAGCCGAAGGGACTTCGCCTTCAGCCAGAACGCCTAGCAATCGCAGCGAACCATTAATGATGTCACCGGCTGTCGCCATCGGTCAACCTTCCTGCGTTGCGCGTCGGCGTCCGCTAGACGGCGGTGCCAATGCGTTTACAGCTTCCGCTTCTTCTTCCTCGAAAGCTGGTTCGTCAGGATCATAGCGCATCCAGCCGTATGTTTCATCATAATTCGCTTCTTCTTCAGAGATAGCGACTTTGGCACCGTGCTTCGGATGGACCATGTAAATGACAGCCATAAAAACCCCATAAAATGGACGGCCCGAAGGCCGCCCAAGTTAGTTATGCTGCGTGAACAATCACGTAGTTAAACACGACAGCTTCGCTCAAGTTACCACCGGTAATGTTGCGAAGAGTAATCGTTGCTGCGCCTGTCGTCAGACCCGTCACCCACAACGTGTACGAACCGGCTGTAGCCGTACCGCCAACGATGGAAAGGATGATTGCGTCATTAGCCGACAGATAGCTGTTGTTCAGCGTGAAGCTGACAGAGGTCGTTGCGTTCAGCGTAGCAGCGTTCATCGTGACCGTGCCAGCCGATTTGTTCAGCGTGACAGCCGTCGATTTGCTGGTGCCCTGCGTGACAGAACCCTGCGCGTCAGTCGTATAGCCCAGATACTCCGACGACAGCAGATACTGTGCGCCGTTGATGTCCTGATCGCTATATGCAACGCCAATAGGTTTTGTGTTACCCATGATATTACTCCTGAAAAGGTTGCCCCGGTGTTAAACCGGGGCAGACCCATTAGCCAGCGATGCGGTACAGCGAGTACGTAGCGTCGCCAGTTTTCACTGCGCGGAACGCTACGGCCTTGCTTGCAACGCCAGCGCCGGAACCAACCAGCGTCCAGCCTGTGCCAACCGTAAGCGTCGGGACGCCCGTGCTGGTTGCAAGCAGGTTGATGTCGAAGGAAGAGTTAACCTTCGCGCTGCTGAGTTCAGCGTCAACGCTTGCAGCCGTCGGCAAAGCCAAATCGGCAGTGCTGCTGGACGTGTAGACGATGATGCCCTGCTCAAGGTTGAGCACGGACAGAGTTGCAGCCGCTGTGTAAGCGGTCGGAATGGCCTGAACACCAAGCGTAGCTTCGTTCAGGTTGCCATCACCAAGCTGGTAGCCACCAGCACCATTAGGAAGAGCCATGATAGTAATCCTTGTAAAAGTTGGCCCCGACCAAAGCCGGGGCCGTTATTAGATTAACCCCAGATACGGCAAGCCATCTGCGGACGGATCGTGCTGTAGCCGTACAGAACGTCAATACGGCAAGGCAGGCGGTCGTTGTTGATGTCGTACTGACGAACAACGCGCAAGCTGATGCCGTTATGCACCTGACGCGACGCCATATCGACACCCTGCGGAAGCAGAAGGTCGGCGGTGGCGAACGTGATGGCGTCCTTGTGGTAGACGAGGTTCTGCGCATACTGCGACGAAGCCGCACCGACGAACACAACTGCCTTGTTGTTACCGGGCAGAGCGTTGACAGTGGCAAGCGCGTGGTTAGCCGAATAGATCGGAGCCACGGTCACAGTTGCAGTCGTCGTGCTGGTCGAAGACGACAGCGCAACGAACTGGAACAGCGAACCTGTGCTTTCACGGGTCTGCGGGTTGACAGCGTAAACGTCAGCAATCGTGAACACGTCGCCGGGGACGATGGTTTCGCCCGAGCCAACGGTCAGCGTCAGCGTGGTGGCGCCTTCCGAAGTCACAGCAGCACCAGTGACCGTGCCGGTAGCGGCGCGGGTGCCGGTCGTGAACTGCTTGATCGACTG